CATCCATTACCGCCTTGTACAAGGTCCCGGAGCCTATGGCCTTGGCTTCTTGCACTTGGTTGGTAACCTGTCCAAGACCGCTACTGCTGCACTGCAACAATTGCTCGATGCCGGTACGTTGGTGAACTTGCCAGCGGGCTTTAAGGCCAAGGGCGCACGGATCATGAACGATGACGTGCCAATCCAGCCGGGTGAATGGCGTGACATGGATGCGGGCGGCATGGAGCTGCAATCATCTCTGCTGCCGCTGCCCTACAAGGAGCCAAGCCAGACGCTCATGGCGTTGCTTGGATTCTGCGTAACCGCTGGCCAACGCATGGCCAGCATCTCTGACATGCAGGTTGGCGACAGCAATCAAAACGCTGCTGTGGGAACGACGATTGCTCTGCTCGAGAAGGGCAGCTCGGTCATGTCGGCCATCCACAAGCGGTTGCATTACAGCCAAAAGCTGGAGTTTCAACTGCTCGCCAAGGGCTTTGCTGAATACTTGCCCGATGAGTATCCGTACGATGTCCCCGGTGAGAGCCGCGTCATCAAGCGTAAAGACTTTGACGACCGCATCGATGTGTTGCCAGTCTCTGACCCCAACATCTTCTCCATTGCACAACGCATCACCATGGCGCAGACCCAGTTGCAACTGGCACAAAGCGCACCACAGATGCACAACATGTACGAGGCCTATCGCCGCATGTATGAAGCGATTGGTGTGCGAGACATCGATCAGATCTTGAACACACAGAACGTGGACAAGCCAAAAGATCCTGCAAGCGAAAACGCACAGGCATTGGACGGCTCACCACTCAAAGCGTTTGCTGGCCAACAGCATGATGCGCACATCATGACGCATTTACTGTTTGGCATGTCACCCATGCTGCAAGGCATGCCCAATGTTGCTGTAAATTTGCAAAAGCACATCTTCGATCACATCCGATTAAAGGCCGAAGAGGATACGGAAGCCGAACTGTTCAAGCAGTACGGCACCGACCCCGAAGGAACAGTGTCTTCATTGCAGCGCGAAGCAATGATTGCTACAAAGGTTGCCCAAGGCTTCCAAGAAGTCAAGAAGTTGCAGGAAGAACTGTCGGGCAATCAGGAAGATCCATTGATTGCGTTGAAGAAACAAGAGCTGGAACAGTCTGCGAAGAATGATCAGGCCAAACTTGGCGTGGATCAGGCCAAGTTGCAGCTCTCCCAGCAAAAGGAACAGGCCGACCAACAGGAAAGCCAAGCTAAATTGATGCTGTCTGCTCAAAAAATGCAAGCGGATGCCGCTAAAACGGCCAACCAAGGAGCCCAGAATGCGTAACAAGCCCAAAGTAATGCCAAAAATGGCACAAAAAACAAAGAAACGAGTGCCAAAAGCACCCCCAAGTGGTAAAAATCCACCCGGTGTTACGTACGTTTATCGAAAAGATGCGTTCAATAAGGTAAAAATCGCGTAATTGCATGCATAATGTGAGTACACCCTTCGGACAGGGGCCTAAACTGTCTGCTTCATTGGAGTAATCCATGCTTGAATTTGCAGAAACCGTTCTATCTTCCGTTCGTCGCCTCCAAAGGGAGACGCATGAGTCGATTTTGAGCGGTGGGATACGGGATATGGAGCAGTACAAGTTCCTGATGGGCCGTCTTGAGGGGTTTCGGTTTGTTGAAGAGGCAGTAAAAGAGCTTCTCAACAAGAATCCCAATCTTTGAGGACCATACATGACAGAAGTTACTGCATTGGAACAAAAATGGGCACAGGATGCGGCTGAAGAGGCCGCTGCGGCGGCTGCAAAGGCCGTTGCTGATGCTGCTGCATCAGCCGAGGCCCGAAAAGACCACAATGAACAGGTAGAGAACATCAGGGAACATCTTCCCAAGGCCACAGGCTGGCGCTTGATCGTTCTTCCCTACCGTGGCGCACGCAAAACCAAGGGAGGCATCGAATTGGCCGATCAAACCCTTGAGCGTCAGCAACTCACAACCACTTGTGCATATGTTTTGTCTGTCGGGCCCTTGGCCTACAAAGACGAGGTCAAATTCCCCACCGGCCCTTGGTGCAAGGAGGGGGATTGGATCATTTTTGGCCGCTACGCGGGTGCGCGTATGGCCATTGACGGTGGAGAGATCCGAATTCTCAACGATGACGAGATCTTGGCCACCATAAACGACCCAGAAGACATTCTGCACATGTGAGGTAACAAATGGGAACAGCAACAGTACCGGATAGTCAGTTGGAGTTTGATCTTGGCGAAAATGAAGTCGCCACAGACATCTCCATCAATGAAGAAGGCAATGCCGAGGTCCATGAAACCCCTGCTTTTGCCGTTGACACACAGTCCAACCGCGAAGAACTCGACACAATCAGCGATAACGTCCAAAAGCGTATCTCTAAACTCACCGCCCGCATGCGGGAGGCCGAGCGCCGTGAACAAGCTGCAATTGAGTACGCCCGAGGCCTGCAAAGCCAGACCCAAACGCTTCAGCAAAAGCTTGTTCATACGGATTACAGCCGTTTGAGTGAAGCCAAGACCCGTTTGGAGACACAACAAGCCACGCTCAAGGCCATCATCCGCAAAGCTCGCGAAGAAGGTGACATTGACACCGAAACCGAAGCAAATCAACGGCTGACAGACTTGACCATGGAGCAGCGCCAAGTTGCGGGATGGCTACAAAGCCAAGGGGAACAGGTACAAGCGTACCAACAGCCCCAAAACTACCAACAGCAAATCCAGCAGCAATACCAAGCTCCTGCGCCGCAGCCTCAAAAGGCTGCTCCCTCTCCGCAAGCAGAGGAGTGGGCGGAACGCAATCCTTGGTTTGGCCAAGACCGTGTCCTGACCTATGCTGCATGGGGAATTCATGAGACATTGGTCAGTCAAGAAGGTATTGACCCCAATTCAGATGAATACTATACTGAATTAGATCGTAGACTCGTAGAAGAGTTTCCGAACAAGTTTCAGAACCGTAGTTCTGCCCAACCCAACAGACAACAGCGTTCCGCACCCGCTGTTGCACCTGCAACCCGTAGTTCGGGAATCAACAATGTGCGCCGTACTGTCCGGCTTTCGCCGAGTCAGGTTGCCATCGCAAAGAAACTGGGTGTTCCTATCGAGGAATACGCCAAGTACGTTAAGGAGTGACCATGAGCAAAGAGCAAATCACCATCGATAGAGCTTCCCGTACGGCTTCAACCCGTGAAAAGGAAGAGCGTCGCAAGCCATGGAGACCACCTTCACGCTTGGATACACCACCGCCTCCTGAGGGGTATGGATACCGTTGGATTCGTGCAGAAGTCAACGGTTTCTTGGATAAACAAAACGTATATAGCAGCATGCGCGAAGGTTATGAGCTTGTGCGCTTGGAAGATGTTCCTGAGGAATATCAAAACATGCTTCCTACCGTTGAGGATGGAAAGCATGCCGGAGTTATTTCGGTTGGGGGCTTGCTCCTTGCCAAAATTCCTTTGGAAACTGCTAAAGAACGTGATGCTTACTTCCGACAGAAGGCCCGTGACCAGATGACTGCTGTGGACAACGAGATGATGCGAGAAAACGCTCACTCTACAATGCGCATTGAGAATCCCGAAAGAAGTTCAAGGACAACTTTCGGACCCCGAGCCTAAAAACCTCGGAATCCACAACTTTTTAGGAGCTTCAAATGGCAAATACCAATAAGCCCTTTGGCCTGCGTCCGCTTGGCAACTTGTCCGCTACTGGTGCACAGAAACAGTACGGCTATCAAATTGCTGACAACCAGTCCGGAGCAATCTATCAAGGCGACTTAGTTGTTGTCTATGATGGTTACATCATCAAGTACGACGCTTCCACGCATGCTGCCCCCACAGGCGTATTCAACGGTTGCCAGTACAACGACCCAACTCGCGCTAACAAGCCGACTTGGAAAAACTACTACCCCGGTAGCGTGGACATTACCACTGGTGTTATCGAATGTGAAGTCATCGATGATCCCAACCAGTTGTTCTTGGTCCAAGCTGATGGTGCAGTTACTCAAGCCAATATTGGCAAGAATGCTGACCCCACAGCCTCTACCACAGGAAGCACCACCACTGGTATTTCCAACGGTAGTCTCGGTTCCGCTTCAATTGCAAAAACTGCTGCATTGACTTTCAAGATTGTCGGCTTGTCCGCCACTCCTGATAATGCACTGGGCACTTATGCACAAGTGGTTGTGAAACTTAATCAACACCAGTACGGTAGCGTCGGTGTTGCATCTGACGGAGCTTAATCATGGCAATTACACGTTCACAACTCGTTAAGGAACTCGAGCCCGGTCTGAATGCCTTGTTTGGCATGGAATACAACCGCTATGAGAACGAACACGAAGAGATTTTCGACATCGAAACCTCTGACCGTGCGTTCGAAGAAGAGGTGATGTTGACTGGTTTTGGCACTGCTCCGGTGAAGACCGAGGGCGCTGGTGTTCAGTACGATACCGCTTTGGAATCATTCACTGCTCGCTACACCCACGAAACCATCGCCATGGCGTTTGCGTTGACCGAAGAAGCTGTCGAAGATAACCTCTACGACCGTCTCTCTGGCCGCTACACCAAGGCATTGGCTCGTTCCATGTCTCAAACCAAGCAGGTCAAGGGCGCGAACGTCCTGAACAATGCTTTCACCGGCGGCGCTTATGCTGGCGGCGACGGTGTTGCTCTGTGCGCGACCAACCACCCCACCGCTCTGGGTCCCAACTTCGCCAATACGCCTGCAACACAGGCTGACTTGAACGAAACCTCCTTAGAGCAAGGCATCATCGACATCGCAGCGTTCACCGACGAACGTGGTTTGAAGGTCGCTCTGACTGCCCGCAAGATGATCGTTCCTAAGGAACTTCAGTTCACCGCTGAACGCCTGATGAAGTCGACTCTGCGCACTTCAACCGCTGACAACGATATCAACGCGATCAAGTCTATGGGCCTGATTCCCGAAGGTTACGCTGTCAACCACTTCTTGACCGATACAAACGCTTGGTTCTTGATCACCGACGCGCCCAACGGTTTGAAGATGTTCCAACGCTCACCAATCAAAACCGCCTTTGAAGGCGACTTTGACACCGGTAACGTGCGTTACAAAGCTCGCGAGCGTTACAGCTTCGGCTGGTCTGACCCACGCGGCATCTACGGCTCTTCAGGTTCGACCTGATAGCCCGGTCGGTTACCCGTTAGCGACCTTAAAGGAAGAAACGGCAAGGGGGTGTGAAGCCCCTACTAAGGCTCCTTCGGGAGCCTTTTTTATTTTGTTGCACACACATTTTTTTTGGTGTATATTGGACACATTCCGGGTTTTCCGGTGTATCTGACAGTCCCGGCTGACGACATGCAGACAGATACGCCACAACTTGCATGTAAGGAAAAAACATGGCACGCACTACATTCAGCGGTCCCGTCCGATCCATGGGCGGTATCTATCAACAAGGCCCCGGCTCTGTTGTTGCAATCACGGCAGACACCACATTGAATCCTGTTGACCACGGCGGTCGCATTTTGTCTGTTGGTGGTTCTTTGGCATCCGCTTTGACTATCACTCTGCCCACAATTGTGGCCACATCTGATGGCTCTACCTCCGGCCCGGGCCGCGATTACAACACCACCAGCAACATTGGCGTGTTGTACAGCATTTGGGTCCCAACAACCATTTCTACAAGCTCATTGAAAATTGCTACCGACGGTACCGACAAGTACATCGGCTCTTTGTTGTCCGTAGACACTGACACTTCCGGTGCCATGGTCGGTTTCACTGCCGCATCAACCAATGACTTCATCAACTTGAACGGCGGCACCACTGGTGGTGTTGCAGGTACATGGATCGAAATCCGTGCATTGGCCGCGTTGAAATATGTGGTTACCGGCGTGATTCTGGGCACTGGCACTGTTGCTACACCGTTTGCCGATTCCTGATAGGAGGCCGATATGGGCTTTCAATTTGACGTAAAACAGGCGCACATCAATGGTAGCGGGTTCCTCGTTACTGGGCGATCCCGTGTCAAAGCAATTTCATTTACAGGCAGTGCAACTGCTGGGTATGTGACATTATTTGACACCATGACTGCGCCGGTAACTACCGCAACCTACGGCAGATCGGGGACTACGGTTACCGTTACTTCGACTGCCCATGGCTTGTCTACAGGGGACGCAATTGGCGTTGACTTTGCTGCGGGCACAGGGGGAACTGCCACCAATGGTAATTACACAGTTACCGTTACAGGCGCAAACACCTTCACCATTACGGACATCAATTCCGGCAGCATTACGGCGGGCGCAGCAATGGCGTATTCTGGTCGTTGGCTGATGACTTTTGATGTTGCAGCAAACGATACCTACAACAACGTCAGCTTGATCCCGGGCGACGGCGTAGTGGCGTACAACGGAATTTACGC